GGCTTTCTAAATATTAATAACCCCAACGTGGCAACTTAAAATATATGATAACTAAAATAATATTAATCGTCCTTTTCGTTTGGGTGGTTGAAGAAATAAAAAAGTATGCAAAAAGAAAAGGAGATAAAGATCGTGACGACAAGACCTCCGATTTTTGATAACGCACAAGCAGCATTCCAAACAGACTTAAGTAGAATGATATTTACTTATGGAGATACCATCCACAATCTAACTGGCCATGAACTACCAGAAGAAATCATAGAGCATGAGAAGCTACACATCAAACAACAGACAGAGATGGGCGCTGATATTTGGTGGGGTAAGTTTTTAAGAGATCCTAAATTCAGACTTGACCAAGAAGCGAGAGCCTATGCAAAACAATATATGTTTGCTTGTCGCAATAACAAGTTCATGAACGACAGAAATAAAAGAGCAATTTTCCGTGCCAGATTAGCCAGAAGTTTATCAGGCCCAATGTACGGAAGTATTATAACTTTACCGGAAGCTGATAAACTAATTAGAAGTTTTTCAGGAGGGATATGACACCGTTCTACCAAGCTGTTAAATACTGCAAGGGCAAGAGATGCTATGATAAAAAAGGAGCTGTATCAGCAAAAAACTACAGAGAGAAACGTGGGAGTACAAGATTAAAAGTGTATCCCTGTCCTGATTGTAGTATGTGGCATTTGACACACAAAAAATACATCCGAAAACAAAAATACTATGGCGGCAAAAAAAGACAGTCAAGAAGAAATAGAGAAAGCAATAAAGGATGCGGAAGCTCACGACATAAGCCTGTGGGTTGAGAACCATAACATCGTTAATGAAAAGGGCGACCCTATATGCTTTTTAAAACATCAATTCTTATTGGACATTTATGATGACCAAAGTCCACAGCTTGTAGTGACCAAAGCGGCTCAAGCAGGACTCAGCACATTAGAGATACTCAAGAGCTTTAGAGATGCCGAATTGAATAAGATGGATATCATATACACGCTTCCTGCCGATAGTGACAGGAACGTTTTTGTTTCAGGAAAGGTAAACAGAATCGTGAAGAATAATTCATACCTCGCAAATTTAACAAAAGATAAAGATAACATAGAACAGAAAGAAGTAGGCAAGAGCATGATTTACTTTAGAGGGACGTGGAGTCCAAAGGCAGCCATCATGGTAACCGCTGACAGACTGGTCCACGATGAGAAAGATAGTTCGAAGCAGGATGTTGTCGCAGACTACCAAGCCAGACTGCAGCACTCCAAATTTAAACAGACTCACTCGTTCAGCCATCCAAGTGTGGTAAACACCGGAGTTGATATTGAATGGAAACTATCAGACCAGAAAGAATGGTTCGTAACATGCCCACATTGTAATTACAGACAGATGCTAACCTGGGATACAGAAAACGAAAAGAAGATGAGTATCGACATAGAGAAGAAAATATTTGTTTGCAAGAAATGTTTAAAAGAGATTGACTGGCACACTAGGGCTAAAGGTAAGTGGATAGCAAAGTACAAAGAAAGAGAGTGGAGCGGATATCACGTTTCATCACTGATGTTCCCATGGATGACCGCAAAGGATATCGTAGACAAATACAACAAGGTCCTTGAGGGAAAGCAGACGATGGACTTTTTTTATAACAAAGTTTTAGGCCTTGCTTATTCAGGTGGTGGAAACAGTGTGTCAGAAAACCAGATAATGAAGAACATCAGAACAGAAGAAAACAACTACCAGGGGAGAATGGTAATCGGTGTTGATACCGGAGTGGCACTTCGATACGTTATAGGAAACAAAGAGGGGCTCTTAGGGTACGGAGAAATGACAGACTACACCCCAGACAAATATAATAAGCTAAAATTAAATCAGACATTAGAATACTTTTTGAAGAAGTTCCCAAACAGCGTAATGGTTATTGACCAAGGTGGGGATATTATAGGGGCAAGGAAGCTCGCTAAGGCCTATCCTGGCCGAGTGTTCCTTTGTTTCTACTCTACGGACAGAAAAACAAAAGAACTCGTTAGGTGGGGAGAAAAGGACAAGAGCGGTGGTGTTGTGGCAGACCGCAATAGAATGATACAATTAGTTATAGACGAATTTACTGACAGCCGATGTGGGCTCTACAACGGAACAAAGAACGACTGGTGGGATTATTGGATACATTGGTCACATATTTATAGAGTGGCAGAAGAGAACGGATTGGGTGTCCTTGAATACAAATGGATGAGGAGCGCCAGAGATGACTGGGTTCATGCCACAGTGTACTGGAGAATAGGAATAAGTAAGTTTGGTGGAGAGGGTGCAATCCTTGGAGTTGATACTAAGCCAGAACCAAACAGCTACATGATAAATCCAAATAATACAGTTGATTATAACCCAGCCCAGATGTTCGGAAAGACCGATGAACAGAGCGAAGAGTGGTGGGCAGAAGATGAACAAGGCGACTGGAGAGATAATTAAATTGTGTATTTTATAAAATAATGTTATAATATCGATATGACTAACTTTTTAACAAAAGCTTACACTTCGTTAAGCGACAACATAAACAAACTCAATAAAAAGGATGATAATGAAATGATTGAGGGAATCGACTCCGACAAGTTGCCTGAGTTGGATTTAAAAATGTCAAATGATGACTTGTCAAAACTCACTCTCGACTGGGAGAAGAAATGGATTGATTCAAGTGTATACAATGAATGGAAAGAAAAAGTAAAAGAGAATGAACAATACTGGCTCGGAAACCACTACAAGAAAGCGAGCGTTGATAAGAGGCGCTCAGTTACTGACAATGCAATCTTTGAGTCCCTAGAAACATACCTACCACAAGTGACAAGAAGAAACCCAGAGCCAATGGTCACATTAGCTAAGGGACAAGAAGAAGCACCAGAAGCAATAAACTATACGCAAGAACTTCAAGAGAACCTTGGAGAAATTGCTGACGAAATAAAACTAAGATTGAAACTCAAAAAGGTTGCTCGTTTTTGGGCCATCTATTTAGTTGGAGTTGGAAAGCTCGGTTGGAATTTAGAAAAGGATCTTCCAACTTTTAAAGTTGTTCGTGGGCAGAAGTTAATACTCGACCCAGAGGCAACAGTTGATGAAGACGGATACACAGGCGACAGAATAGGAGAATACAGAAGTATGGTTGCAGGTAGGATGATAACAATCCTTGAAAAGGTTGGTGGAGAAGCAGAGGCAATAGCTCAAATAAAGAAAGAGGTTAAAGGGAAACTCGGAACTAAAGCAAAGTTTATAGAGTGGTGGACCGATGAATATATGTGCTGGACAATGAGAGGGGAAGTTTTATTGAAAAAGAAAAACCCACATTTTAATTATGCAGAAGACAAGGAACTTCCAACAGACGAGAACGGAAATCCACAGCTTGATGAACAGGGAGAGCAAAAGACAGAGAGCGTGCCAGGAGTCAATCACTTTCCAGTACCAAAAAAACCATATATATTTTTATCAGTGTTTAATCTTGGCAAACAGCCAGTTGACAACACTTCATTAATAGGTCAAAACTTATCAAATCAAGATATCATAAACAAGAGGACCAGACAGATAGACAAAAATGCAGACAGTATGAATGGTGGAATGGTTGTGTCAGGAGAAAAGTCAGGACTAACACAGCAACAAGGTAAAGGAGTATCCTCTGCATTGCGAAAAGGTGGAACAGTATTTATACCGTCAGGCTCAGTACAGGACGCAGTGGCTCGTATGAGCGCCCCAGGCCTCCCTGCTGACGTGTTCAACAACCTCGTGGACACAAGGAACAGATTGAAGGATATATTCGGCACAAGAGGCTCTTCTGCCGCAGGACTATCAACTGAGAAAACAGTGAGAGGCAAGTTCATGAACAAAAACCTTGACACTGATAGGATAGGTGGAGGAGTAAGTGAATACTTAGAACAATTTGCAGACGAAATATATAATTGGTTTATTCAATTAATGTATGTTTACGATGAGAAGTATGTCGGCAAACCACATCCAAAAGTTATTGTTGGAGTAAAAGAGGGTTCACTATTACCAAAGGACAGCGCAACGTTAGCAACTCAAGCATTAGAGTTGTCTGCAGCTGGTAAAATGTCATTAATAGATTTATATAAAAAATTAGATTATCCAAACCCAGAAGAGTTGGCAGCCAATGTGTGGCTTGAAACAAATGCACCTGAAAAACTAATTGAGAACGATCCACGTGTTCAAGAAGTTATGAAAGGAATGGCAGAAGCAGCCCATGGCAACCAAGAGTCAGAAAATCCACCATCAAGATCAATAAGTTTTAAAGACCTCCCACCTGATGGCAAGGTACAATTAGCTAGGCAAGCAGGAATAGACCTTCAGCCAGTTGATATCGTTGCCAATGAGGAACGTGAGGCCAGTAATAAGAAGCCAGCTCCAGCACCTGAAAAGGTTGTAGGGCCAGCTACTCCAAAAATATGACAATGAGAGCAATAGAACCAAAAACAAATAGTTCAATGGGCTTAGACGAATCTCCAAAGAAAGATAAGAAATACTACCCAACGTTTAGGATAGACCTTAAGCACTTACCAGAAGCAAAGAAGTGGGACCTTGATAAGGAATATACCGTCACTCTCAAATTGAAGATGGTCGGCATATCCCAGGCCAAATACCAAAACGATGCTGAATTTGAGATTATTGGAATAGATCCAAAGGCTAAGGCTAAGAAAGAAGAATAAAATACTGTACTGAAATATTAAAAAATGTTATAATTTTAAATATAAACCCGGCTCGTTCTGCCCGGATTTAAATAATGCAGATCGTAACTATATGACTGAGGATAACAATGCGCAGATCCCAGCTGAAGATCAAGAGGATTTCAGTGAGGACACAGAGAATGATAACTCTGCTGATTCGCAATCAGGTGAACAAACAGAAGAGGAGAACACCGACACGTCTGACGGTGACGGAGAAAATACAGACGATACAAAAATTCCTCCTTTTAACGAAGACCCCAGGTGGAAAGAAAGAGAAGAGAACTGGAAAGAAAGATTCAATGATCAAGAAACACGACACGCCGAGGCCATCGACAAAATCCGTGAGGACTTCACTCCGACCAAAGAGGATAAAACTTCTGAGGCGATTCCTGCATGGTTTGGTGGCGAACAACCACAATGGGATGCATATTGTGCAGACCAAGCTAAAAAAGATAAGGCTATAGAAGATAGAGCCTATGACCGTTTAGCTAAGGATAGAGATGGCGAACAAGCAAAAGTCGATGAAGCTACTAAGTTTTTTAAAACTGAACTTGCTGATATCGAAGCCGATAAAACTCTCAATCCTACAGGTGGAAAAATTGATCCTAATAAGCTGGTAAAAATAGCTATAGACAATGACCTTGTCGACTCCAAGGGCCAATGGAACTATCGTGCTGCTGTCAAATTAATGACTCCAGCAAATCCAGACACCCAAAAGAAAGTAGTCCGCAAAGACCTTGCTGGCGCTACGACTTCTTCCAATGATAACTCAGAGGGAGAAAAGAAAGCCTTTAAAACATCCGAAGACTTCCAAGGACCATCTAAACCTTGGTAACGGATTATTATAGGTTATTTAAAAACTAATACCTATACATATGACTGAATTATACGGACAACGTATACAGACTACAGTGCAAACAAAATATTTGCCTTTCGTAGTCGATACTGTTCTAAATTCAAACGTTCTATTTCAACGTATTGTACGTGCTTCAAAAAAGTGGAGTGGTAGAACTTTGAGAGTACCTGTTAAATATAAGAAAAATGTCACAGGGACATCTTTCAGAGGATTTGATACGTTCTCAACAGCAGCAACTGACAATCGTCAGTTCATGGAGTTTACTCCATCATTTTATCAAATTACTTGTGCTTTGCCTGGGGACGAGCTATCAGTAGCCGACACAGAAGCTAAGGTGCTTGATTTAATGAAACTAACAATCCAGTCTGATACAGAAGACATGGCCGATGATCTTGGTTCATTGTTTTATGAAGATGGAACTGGAAACGGTAGTAAAGATCCTTTAGGTCTTGCTGCATTAGTAGATGACGGAAGCAACGTTGCTTCAATCGGTGGACTTTCAAGAAGTACATACGATACTCTACAATCTGTAGTTACAGCTTCCGGTGGTGCTTTGACTCTAGCTAAAATGGACACTTTGAGTTCAGCAGTTAAATCAGGCGCACAAAAGACAACAGCTTTATATTCAACTGAAGCAATCTATAATTTCTACGGTCAGCTTTTAAGACCACAAGAAAGAATCACAAAAGATGCTTCAAGCATGAAAGGACTATCAGGTGGTACAGGGTTTGAATCTCTATATTACAATGGTAAACCTTTAATCGCAGATGAAAAATGTACTGGTGGATATCTTTATATGCTTAACGAAGACTATCTCGATTTCTACGCATTACCATTTCATAATGCAAAACCAATTGGATATAAATCACAAATCAAGGGTAACGATTACGGAGCTCCTATGGGCTTAGGTTTCTCTTGGTCAGATTGGATAATCCCTGCAAATGCTGGTTCAGTTGTTGGACACATCTATTTCGGTGGACAATTCATCACTACCAATCCTAAAAGACAAGGTGTTTTGACAGGAGTAACAGGTATCTAAAAAACTTATTATATTTGCCGAGTTGACCTGGGGATTAACTACCGGAGAGTCGGCAAGTATAACTTAAATAAACATGACAAAATTTTTAAACGATTACGTTCCAGCATTAAAGTACGGAGCTAAAATATTATCATCAGAAGTATCTGGTATGATAGGGCTTCCATACGTTGGGGACGTTTTCTACGTAGACCCTTCAGGGGGTAGCGACAGCGCAAGTGGTTTAAGTCAAACAGATGCTAAAAAGACAATAGCTTCTGCCCAGGCTTTACTTGCAGACTCACATCAGGATGTAGTCCTTGTGGTCCCATCAGGTGGAACAGGTAGAACAACTGAAACCACTGCTATTGATTGGGACAAGAGATTTTCTCATCTTGTTGGTAATGCAGGTATTATCACACAGGATACCAGAGCAGGTATCAGTTTTGGAACTGGAGGTTCTCTCACAGTTTCAGAAAACGGATGTATCATTAAAGGTCTAACCTTAAACGGATCAGCCGATATTAACGTCCCTGTTACTGTTACAGGAAGTTATAATCAAATAGCTGGTGTAGACTTCAAAGGATCATTAAACTCAACCACTGGGGACGACACAGCTGCAAGAGCTTTGTATATCAACGGTGGACAAGAGAATACATTTTACGGTTGTACTTTTGGTGCTGACACAATCATGCGTTCAGCAGCTAATGCAACATTAGAGTTTGCCTCTGCCGCTTCAAGAAATGTTTTTGAAGAGTGTAGATTTATAATGGCAGTAGACAATGCCGGACCTGTCCACGTTCTGTTTACAGGAACATCCGCCATTGACAGATGGATTGAATTTAAGAACTCTACGTTCTATTCTTTCTCTGCTAACGATGGAACAGCCGCAACAGCTTGTATGAATTTATCAGCACAATCTGCTACTGGCCACGTTCTATTGACAGGAGCTACTTCATTGATGGGTGGTATTACAGATTGGGAAGCAACAGCTTCTGGTAATATCTACATGCAGTCTGCTACAGCAACCGCTAATATTATCGGTCTTCCTGTAAACCCAACAGTTTCTTAATCGGAATTATACTATTAATCTTTAATCTTTAATCAAATGACAAACGAAACTCAACTCTCTGGATTCCCAGTGATAGCCGCACAGGGGATTTGGGAAGAAAATGTTGCTGCACAAGCTGTCATCGGTTCATACATTGAAACCGCTGATGGACGTGGATTCCGCTATACTAAGTGTGGTGGAACAGCAACTGTTGCAGGTAAGGTGTATCAAAGCTCAGCTTTAGATGCTACCGACTTGCAACCATCTGGTGGACTAACTCCATCAGCTAACGTCGCAATCGGAGGAGTACAAATCACAGTGGCTGATTCTATCACTTTAACAAAGGATCAAGTAGCCGGTGGTTATTTATCTGTGTGTATTACTCCAGGAGAAGGATATCTTTATAAGATAGCCGGAAATACCGCTGTATCTGGTGCAACAGGATCTGTAATAGATCTTGACGACCCATTGCAAATTGCAATCACTACAGCTTCAAACTTTATTATGACTCCGAATAAGTATAACGGAATCGTAATAGAGCCAGGAACTCCAACAGGAGCAATCGTAGGTGTAGCTCATAGAGTATTGACTGCAGCTTACTACGGATGGATTCAGACTAAAGGAGTCGCTTCTGTTCTATTTACTGGAAGTGGAGTAGCTAGTGGAGCAGTTGGATCACTTCAAGGTGGAACATCTGGTTCATGCGCCCCTGCAATTGCTGGAACAAACATCTTAGGTTTCCACGTTGCAACTGGTATATCAGGAGAATACGCATTGATTGATTTAAATATCAGTTAATTTATAGCCCAGCGGAAAACACCGCTGGGCATTTAGCGGAGTGGAGCAGTGGCAGCTCGCCTGTCTCATAAACAGGAGGTCATGGGTTCGAGTCCCATCTCTGCAACTAAGTGGTGCTAATAAAAGTCAGGCTCACCACGCTGACGATATACAAAAAAATATATGACTGAAGAAGTTGTACACAGAACTGCACAGTTTCATAATTTTACAACAGAAGTGTTCGTAGGGTTTTGGGACGGCAGACCAAAAACATTTAAACCAGGAGCTAAGCTATGGATGCCAGAATATCTGGCCAGACATTTTGCTAAGCACCTAACAAACAGAGTATTGATCAAGAATAAACAGGAAACACTAACGTCTCCGAAGTTCCCAGAACAAGTTCCGCAGTTTATGGAGTTGTTTAATAAGGCGTTCCTTTTACAAGAAGAAGACGATAACGAAAGTGAACCAGACCAGGCCGACATGGAAATGAATATTGCTAACTCTGGAAAGTTTCATAGTGAGATGGATGAGAAAGACGAGAAGACTCAATTAATAGAAGAGGCTACTTCATTAGGATTAAAAATCCACCCTATGACAGGAATACCAAAGATAAAAGAAAAGATAGCTAAGATGAAGAGCGGAGGGGAGAAAACTGCAGAAGCAGTAATTGACAGAACACAACCGCAAATAATTACTCCACCAGCAGACGATGAAGACGAGGCTGCTAATTTTGAGGGAAACAAAAACTAAAAATATTTTATGCCCAGAGGTATCGAAAATGATGCAGGGCATAAACCACTCTTATGGATTTATTATCACCACAAAAAGTAAAGATGCATAAAAAGCTTGAAGTAGAAGAAACACTTCATAGAAATTCAATGCTTGAAAGAGAGCAGAAACGATTGATAACAAATCTTAATAATTTAAGAGAGGCAGAGAAAGTAACAAAAAAGAGGATAGAAGCAGATGAGGTAGAACGTCAAAAGGATTTAAGAACAAGGAAAACAGAACTCGATACTCAAGTAGGAATATTAGAGGGGAGAAAACGTCAAGCATTAATCCCAGTGGATGCAAAACTTGAAATGGTTAATCAGAAAGAAAGGAACAATGATGAAAGAAACAAAGAGATTGACAAAACAGAGATAAACTTGGGAGAGAGAAAAGTGGAGCTTGACAAAGTATCAAGTTTTATAAGAGCAAAAGAAAGAGATATTAAAGCAGAGGAAAACAGCCTACGAGAAAGAAGAGGCAAGGTTGAAACAGATAGAAATAATTTTGAAAAAAACAAAGAAGCATTTGAAGAAAAAAAGATAAGTTTAAATAAAAGAGAAATTGTTGTTGAAACTAGAGAACTGGAAGTCCTCGACAGAGAGATGAAAGCAAACGCAAAGGAAAAAACAAATATAGTTACTGAAAAAGAGATCAATCGTCAGAGGATAGATATAGACAACGAAAAATCAGAAATAAATAGTAAGTACACAGAACTCGGAAGAGCAGTTGACGAGGCAAGACAAAATAAATTAATCAAATAATATTACAAATATATGGCAGACGTAAGAGCTATAATAAATCAAAAGGGAAACGCTAACACTCCTGAGATAGCAAGTGCTGGAACTGCACTGGCTAAAAACACAGAGAGAGGTGGATTCCATATTCAAAACTTAGGAACTAATCCTTTATTTATTCTTCTTGGAGATGGCGCTTCAAACACAGTGTTCCACGCAGTTCTAAAAGGTGGTACTGGAAATGATGATGGTATAGGCGCAATATTCTCACAAGAGTCAGGAACAGTTTATACAGGTAAAATAACAATAGCAGGAACGTCTCCTCGCTATACTGTTATGGAACTTTAAATTATACGACAATACAGAAGCAAGTGGAAAACAGATATTTAATAGTGGTGCTATGGAGAAAAAAGTTAATCCTTTCCACATTGATTTTTTTAAGTTGCCGTTTAGCATAGGATTAACTTTAGCAATCACATCACAAGACAGCAACGCAACAGTAGTATTTGAATAGATATAAAGCAATTTATATAGACCGAGATGTCGTTAAAATACAATAAAAATTAATATTTATATATGACTGATGCTAAAAGAGATAACAACCAGGTGCCGGTAATGCTCGGAGTTAGTAATGCAGACGGAAAGACACCGACACCGATTAAAATAGATCCAACCTCTCATACTATTTTAATGGAGAACGGATCAAGTGGTACTGACCTTGGTGGCGATGATGCGGCTCGTGATAATAATCAAGTGCCAGTTATGTTGGCCGTTTCAGAAGATGACGGAGAAACACCAGTCCCATTATATATCAACCCAGCCACTGGGGCCTTATTAGTAACATGTTAATAAACATATGACAGATGCAAAACGTGACAACAATCAAGTAACGTCACTCCTCGGAGTGTCAAATGCCGATGGGATAACTCCTGTTGTTCTTTGGGCTGATCCAGTTACTCATAGACTTCTTGTAAGTATCTCAAGTTCAGTTTTAACAACTAAAGGAGATCTACTCGGATATAGTACATCCGACATCAGGATACCAGTTGGTTCTAATGGTCAAGTTTTGACTGCAGACAGCACTCAGGCATCTGGCATTAAATGGTCAGGAGCAGGAGCAGGAGATGTTATTAAAGTAGGAACACCAGTAGACAACCAAATAGCAGTATGGACAGGGGACGGTTCAATCGAGGGAACAGCAGGTTTGACTTATGATGGCTCTAATCTTTTAATTACTGGGGATATAGGAAGCACAGGAAATAGAATAACAAAAGGATGGTTCACAGATTTGCAAGTGACCAATGCAATAATCGCAAATATCACTGGTAATGCAGCAACAGCTACCGCTTTGGCAGTAGCAAGAACTATCGGTGGAGTATCTTTTGACGGAACAGCAAATATAACAGTCGCAAGTGCTACTGGCGGATTTACAGTATCCGGTGGAGATTTAGCCTTGGGAGCAAATAACATAACAATGAGTGGAAGTATTGGTTTGACTGGAACGAGGATCACAAAAGGATGGTTTGTTGACTTAGAGGTCACAAATGCGATTGTAGCGTCCATAACAGGAAATGCGGCCACTGTATCAACTATTGCAGGTTTAGCTCCAAATACCGCCACCACGCAAGCCACACAGCCTAATATAACGACATGTGATGGTCTTGTTAGCATCCAAGCTCATACAGTAACATTAACAGGAGATTTTATAAGGTCCGGGGCTCATAGTTTGACATTAACCACGACAG